ATGACCAATGGTACTAACAATCGAATCGTGACTGCAACAGGTACGGATGCGATGAATGCCGAAACAAATTTAACTTTTGATGGATCGACTTTAGCAGTTACTGGTGGTGCTACTTTCACAGCCAATGTTGCCTTAGGAGATTTAGATTACATCTTAATGGGTCCGACAGGCGAATATCAAATTTATCACGATCATGCGAATGGTGTATCTGTTATTAAAGATGCCGATGTTGGGGGTTCGATTAATATGGAAGCCGACACCATTAACTTAACAGGTGCTGTTGTTGGTTCTTCTACTGTTAACGCTACAACTTTTAATGGTTCAGGTGCAGGATTAACGAGTATTCCAAACGGAGCATTAGACAACTCTTCTATCACTATTAATGGCACAGGCGTATCACTCGGTGGTTCTATTAACGTAGGAGATATCACAGGCGTTACTGCTGGTGATGGTTTAACAGGTGGAGGCACAACAGGTGCAGTTACTTTAAACGTTGGTGCAGGCACAGGTGTTACTGTTGCAGCCGACACAGTTTCGATTGGTCAAGATGTAGCAACTTCAGCCTCTCCTACTTTTGCAGGAGCAACATTTACTGCTAACGTATCTTTTGGGGATAGTGATTATATTAATCTTGGTGCTTCTAATGATTTATTTATAGGCCATACAGGAACAGCTAGCGTAATCAGAGACCAAGGAACAGGTAATCTTTTCATTGATGCTGTTGATTTAACTTTTAGAAATGCCGCAGCGACTAACACCTATGGAACTATGGTTCAATCTGGAGCTTGTTCTTTTTATTATGCTAACAGTAAAAAAATAGAAACCACATCTGGTGGAATTGCAGTCACAGGTGCTATTACAGCAACAGGCGATATCACAGCGTTCTACACTTCAGACGAAACTCTTAAAACAAATATTGCTAATATTGAAAACCCAATGGATAAGGTAGCACAAATCAATGGTGTTTCTTATAATTGGACAGAAGAGGCTCAAGCTAAATACGATCACTTAAATGGTGACAAAGAGATTGGTGTTATCGCTCAACAAGTAGAAAAAGTTTTACCTGAAATGGTCGGTACACGAGAGGATGGAACTAAGGCAGTTCGTTATGAAAGAATGTGTGCTTTATTAATTGAATGTGTCAAAGATTTACAAAACCAAGTTAATGAATTAAAAGGAGTTAAATAATGGCATCTACATATTCTAATAGTCTTAAACTTGAATTGATGGAAACAGGCGCTAATGCCAATACCTGGGGCAATAATACAAATACAAATTTACAAACAGTCGATGCTTTTTCTGCTGGTTATTTATCTAAATCAGTTGCAGGTTCTGCTAATGTCACATTAACAACAGCCAACGCTGACCCCACTGCTGAATCTTCAAACAAAGTTTTAGATTTAAATGGAACACTAACAGGAAATATTCACGTTTTTCTCCCTGCTGTAGAAAACAACTATCTTGTTTATAACAACACAGCTGGGGCATTTACTGTAAATATAGCTGCAACAGGGGAAACAGGTGTTCAAATAGATCAAGGTAAATATGAATGGGTTTACTGTGATGGCACTAATGTTTCTAAAGCAGAACTAGGAACATCTAATGCATCTGAATTGACTTCAGGCACACTTGCTGATGCCAGATTATCTGCCAATGTAGTTTTTGCAAATGGAGCAACAACCATTACAGGAGTTCAGGCTTTTACAGCAAATGTATCTTTTGGGGATGGAAATTATATTAATATGGGTGCAAGTAATGATTTATTCATAGCTCACACAGGAACAGCTAGTGTAATCAGAGATCAAGGTACAGGCAATCTTTTCATTGATGCTGTTGATTTAACTTTTAGAAATGCCGCAGCGACTAACACCTATGGAACTATGGTTCAATCTGGAGCTTGTTCTTTTTATTATGCTAACAGTAAAAAGATAGAAACTACCTCTGGTGGTATCGCAGTAACAGGTGCAATAACAGCCACGGGAGATATCACTGCTTTTTATACTTCTGATATGTCTTTGAAAAAAGATATTATTAATATTGATAATGCTTCTGATAAAATTGAAAAATTAAAGGGTGTCTATTATTATTGGACAGATGAAGCAAAAGAAAAATACGATCATTTATCTGATGGGCGAGATGTGGGTATCATTGCTCAAGATTTAGAAAAAGTTCTACCTGAATTAGTTGCAACGAGGGAAGATGGAACTAAAGCTGTAAAATATGACAGGTTATGTGCTCTATTAATTGAAGGATTTAAAGAAATGAGACAAGAGATAAAACAATTAAAGGAGTCTAAATAATGACAACACCAGTAGGTCAAATTAGCCTTGACGACGTTAATATTGAACTAGGAATAGCACCTGGTACACAAATTAATATGAATGCTGCTCCTGTTCGTGGGCTAGCAGGCGTTCCCACAGGACAAATTGCAATGTCTAATCTTCAAGGAAAATCTAATGCTCAATATGTTGCAGCTACTGGAGGTACAATCACAACCTCTGGTGATTACAAAATTCATGAATTTACAGGATCAGGAACATTTACCGTAACCGACGCAGGTAATGATGCGGGTTCTAATTCGGTTGAGTATTTAGTATTAGCTGGTGGGGCAGGTGGTGGTATACAACCTGCATCAGGAAGAGGTGGTGGAGGAGCTGGTGGTCAGCTTTCAAACTTTCCCTCTCCAGCAACAGGGGGTATTCCTGTAAGTGTGACATCGTATCCTGTCACTGTTGGTGCTGGTGGAGGTGATGGTGGACAAGGAAACCCAAGTGTTTTTTCTACTGTAACTACTGACGGTGGAGGTCGTGGTGGTGGTGGTTATCCGCCATGTGTACCTGGTGGCCCTCCTCCTTCAAATGGTTTTGCAGGAGGCAGTGGTGGAGGTGCTGGTAGAGGTGGTACTGGTGCTGGAGGAAATTCTCCTCCACGAAGCTCGCCTGCAATCCCTGCACAAGGTACAGGTGGTGGCAACGCACCCCTAGGAGATGGAAACGCTGGAGCTGGTGGCGGAGGTACACAGAATGCTGGATCTCCCTCAGGCACTCCAGGAATAGGTGGTCCTGGAGGTAATGGTATAGCAATATCAATCACAGGATCTCCAGTCACTAGAGGTGGCGGTGGAGGTGGTTCATCAAGAACTGGTGTTCCAGGAGCTGGTGGAGCTGGTGGCGGTGGACCAGGAGCATCCGGTCCACCAAATAGAAATGGCACACCTGGCACACCTGGCACAGGAGGTGGTGGCGGTGCTGGCATTTTTTGTTCTCCAAGTGGTTCAGGTGGCAGTGGTAAAGTAATTATAAGGTATAAATTTCAATAATGGCTCATTTTGCAAAATTAGATTCTGATAATTTAGTTCTATCTGTACTAAAAGTTGATGATAGTGATTGTTTAAATTCTGATGGAGTGGAGCAAGAGTCAGTAGGCATAGAGTTCTTAGAGAACTCAACTGGCTGGTTGTTATGGAAACAAACTTCCTATAACACAAAAGAAGGTAAACACTATGTAAATTCAAATCAAAGTTTGTCATCTGATCAGACAAAATCTTTGAGAAAAAATTATGCATGTATTGGTTATAGGTATGATCCTACACGAGATGCTTTTATACCTCCAAAACAATATGATTCTTGGGTGCTTGATGAAACAAAATGTATTTATGTTGCACCTGTAATATATCCTACGGTGACAACTTATGGCACTGACAAAGAGTATTTAATTTACTGGGATGAAGCTAATCAAAGATGGTTAGCAGGCGACGAAGAAACACCACAAAACACTTGGATATGGAATTCTGAAAACTTGAGTTGGAATGCGTCAACTTAAAATACTATCTCAAAAATCTATTTATAGTTTAAGATTTCCTATAGAAAACTCTTTAATTAATTTAGACACTGTCAAATTTGTTGGTTTAAATAATTATTGGGGAAATTTTAAAAAAACAGAAAATAAAAATGACTATAGATATAATTATTACAACGCATCTGATAATAAAAATATATCTTGGTTAATTGATTATCTTGTAGATAAGTGGCATTTAGAAAGTGGGCATAGCATTGTTTCGATTGTAAGAAGTTTTTTAGTTCAAGGAAAAGATGAATCTATACCTTTACATAATGAAATTTTAGAAAGTGATCTTATAGGATCTCCTGATACTTCAGTTATTTACACAGTAGATTGTGGAGAGGAGCCTGTTGACATTGTTTTCAAACACAAGAAAAAAGGATACATGACAGAAACAATAAGAATTCCTTTGACAAAAAATAATTACATTTTATATCCATCAGATATTGATCACAGTATTGATGTTAATACAAACAAACAACCTCTAGTAAATCTTCACTTTTCATTTCATCAAAAATAGTTATAATAAATCTCAAGAAAAATAATGAATTTAGTTAATAACTGTTGTATTTTAGAAGAGGTTCTATCTCACAAATTTTGTAATGATATTATTCGTTTTGGAGAGGAACAAAATCAACAGCTTGCTTTAACAGGTGGTATGAAGCAAGCACCTAATAATGAACTCGATCTTAAAAAGCTGTATAAAACAAGAAATTCATCAGTAGCTTGGTTAGATGAACCTTGGATGTGGAGACAAATACAACCTTATATTTTAGACGCTAATGAAAAAGCAGGTTGGAATTTTCAATTAGATTTTTCTGAAGATGCTCAATGGACGAAATATTCAAAACAACAACATTACACTTGGCATGTAGATTGTTTTAAAAAACCTTACTCAGAACCAAGAAATAAAAATTATGGATTAATAAGAAAACTATCTTGCACGATATCTTTAGAAGATGGAGATGCCTATCAAGGTGGTGATTTAGAAATATTAGTTCCACAAGGCGAAAGAAGTGAAAAGTTAACTATCAATGCAGCCAGAAAAAGAGGAACTATAACAGTATTTCCCTCTTTTGTTTGGCATCGAGTAACACCTGTAACAAAAGGAACTAGATACTCTTTAGTTGTTTGGACAGTAGGTCAGCCCTTTAAATAATGTTTGTAGAAGAGTATTTTAAAACTCCGATCTTGGTTGAGGAAAAACCTGAATGGGCAGATTATTTAATTGATAAGACAAACCCTCTTATAGAAAAAGCAAAAAAAAACAATCAACAGAAAATAAAGAAAAATAAAAATTCAGATTTTGGAATAGTTCATCACAGTGAAAACATTGCTAATGATGTTTTATTTAAAGATTTTTTTGCTTACGTAGCTGAAAAATCATTTAATTTCTTAGATTGGTGTGGGTATGATCTTAAAAATTATGACTTAATTTTTAATGACACATGGGTTCAAGAATTTCCAAAAGATGGTGGTGGACATCATAATACTCACATACATTCTAATAATCATGTTTCAGGTTTTTATTATTTAATATCTAATAACAAATCCTCTTATCCTGTATTTCATGATCCTAGGCCCGCTCATATAATGAATTACTTACCTGAAAAAAATAGAGACAATATTACAAATGCAAGTATTGCTACACATTGGAAAGTAAATTCAGGAACTCTAATAATAACTCCTGCGTATTTACCTCACGAATATGTAATACAAAAAAATGATCCTTTTCGATTTATTCACTTTAATTTACAGGCCATAAGGAGAAACTAATATGCCCAAAAAAAAACAAGAACCGATATCTAATTGGTTTAAAAATAAAAACTACATAGTTGTGACGGACGTATTAAGTAAGGATTTAGCTAGTTTTGCATATCATTACTTTCATCACAAAAGAAATGTTGCAAAATTTCTTCAAGAAGAAAGATTTATATCGCCTTTTGATGATTCATGGGGAACTTGGAAAGATAATCAAATACCAAATACCTACTCACATTACAGTGATTTAGTGATGGAGACAATCATGGTAAGAATACTTCCTGTCATGAAACAGGTAACTGGTATGAACTTACTTCCAGCATACACGTACGCTAGAATATATAAATACGGTGATATTCTACATCGTCATAAAGATAGAGAGTCTTGTGAAATATCTTGCACTATAAATTTAGGTGGAGATAATTGGCCAATTTTTTTAGAACCATCTGGTAAAGAAGGAGAAGAGGGTATAAAAGTAGATTTAAAACCAGGAGATATGTTGACTTATAAAGGAACATTATTAGAGCATTGGAGAACTCCCTTTGAAGGTCATGAGTGTGGACAGGTTTTTTGTCACTATGTTGACAGTGAGGGACCTTATGCTAAAAGTCACTATTTAGATAATAGACCAATGATTGGATTACCAGGATACGCTAGGAAAAAATAATATGATTAAACCAGAAGAACTAAAAGATAAGAATTTTAAAATATTCTTAGGAATGCCTATGTATGGTGGAATGCTCACCGAGAATACCATGCATGGATTACTCCAACTCCAACAATGGTCCATGGCTCATGGTGTAGGATTAAGAATGCAATCTATGGGAAATGAAAGCCTCATCACTCGAGCAAGAAATACCATTGTTTCGATGATGATGGATGCAACTGATTATGTAGCGACACACTTGTTGTTTATTGATTCCGATATTGGCTTTCAAGCTCAAAATATAGAGCGAATGCTTTGTTTTGATAAAGATGTAGTTTGTGGTATTTACCCAAGAAAACATATTCACTTTGAAAAGATACCTCAAATACTAAAAGATAACCCTAACGCAACCCCTGATGAATTAGAAGTTAAATCACTAGGGTATAATCTTAATTTTGATGATCCTATGAATGTCAAAATGGAAGATGGTTTTTGTAAGGTGCAAGAAGCAGCCACAGGGATGATGTTGGTAAAAAGAGAAGTCTTTCGCACCATGATGAAAAAGTTTCCTGAACGTAAATATCAATCCGATCAAATTATTAATGGTAAATCTTTTAGTTCAGATAATTGCTATGATTTATTTTGTGCAGGTATCTATGAAACAAGTCCAGGAAAGAAAAGATACCTATCCGAAGACTATTACTTTTCAAGACTATGGCTAGAATGTGGTGGAGATATATGGGCGGATATAGCCATGCCTTTAACACACTTTGGAAATAGAGCGTTTAAAGGTCATGTTGGTTCTTTATTTGCTAAAAAAGATAATGTAAAGTAGGCGTCATGCCACTTACAAATTTTACAATAAAACCAGGCATTAATAAAGAAGTCACAGATTACACGGGTCAAGGACAATGGGTTGACTCGGATAATGTACGCTTTTTTAATGGCCTACCTCAAAAAATCAAAGGTTGGGATAAGTTTGTTGATACCACGATTGTCGGTGTGGTACGAGATCAACATGCTTGGATTTCTTTAGATGGCACGAGGTATGATGCCTTTGGCACTGATCGAAAATTATACGTATATGAAGAAGGATTAGTTTTTGATATTACTCCGATTCGAGATACCGAAGCTTTAACCGATCCTTTCACTACTAATGGTACAGCTATTGTTTTAGTCACTGATACAGGCCACGGTTGTGAGGCAGGTAGTTTTGTCACCTTTGATTCTTTCTCCACGATTGACGGACTTGATATGAATCAAGAGTTTGAAGTCACTTCCGTTGTTAATACTTCTGCTTATACAGTGACTCATACATCAAATGCTAGTGGTTCAACTGCAGGCGGTGGTGGTTCAGGTAATGCAGCTTATCAAATTAATCCTGGTCCTAGCTTTTCAACTGCTGCTTATGGTTGGGGAACGGATGGTTATGGTTTAGGTAGTTGGGGCGAACCTTCCACCGTATCTAATGTAACACTCGAAGCAAGACAATGGTCACTCGATAACTTCGGTGAAGACTTGATTGCCACTCAACTTAATGGAGGTACCTATCGTTGGGATACTTCTG